TCTCCTAGTTATTGTAATGATTACCCATCAGTCTAAAATTTTCTATACTTGTATCAAGAAAATGAAAGTCCTCAAGGTTGTCTTCTCTTGAGTAATCATCTATAGATAAGTTGTTATGGTGTTCTAATCTATTTCTTTCTTTCCTACAAGCATCTTTAATTATACCATTACCATCATTGTGATTCTCTTCAAACTCATCAATAAGTTTTAAATATTCTTGTCCAATATCATAGACCTCTTTTTTTATTTTCTCTGCTCGTTTTTGTAATACTTCAAACTTATTATCTAATTTATCATTAGACATTGTAGCTATCCAAGATTTATAAACTTTTGTTATAGTATTTACCATTATCATTCTCCTTTATAAGTTGTTGATATTGTTGTTCTTTTTCTTCTTGTCTATCTCTCTCTTCTCTCCAATGTTTGTGGCATAACCATTTGTCCCATTGATATATGAGAGCTTTGCTACTGCAACAATCACATAGTATTGTTTCTCTACGCATAGTCATTTTATTATATCCTCTATCTCACTATCACTAACTTCAGTAAAGAACTCATAAGATTCTTTAGTATAAGTATTTACTTTTACATTGATGTGTGGATTGTATAAATTAGTCGTGTTCACTTCATCAACTTTACGCAACCTTGCGTAATCTTTATCTTTATCTTTAGTATTTATATCCATTGTAAATACCTCCTGTTCTGTATACTGTTACTCTCTTTGTGTTCTCTACAGTTCGCCAAATATTTGACGCTTGATTCATTCCTAATCTACTTCTTACTTCTAATTTCAAATCTGGAAATCCTCGTCTTGGTTGTTCATTAATTTTACGCAACCTTGCGTAATCTTGTAATGTTATTCTATGTTTCATAGTCGTTCTCCTTATTATGATACCATCATATCAAATCTATAGGTTGTGTCAAGCATTAATTTTTATCTATATGTTGTGTTCACTCCATAATAATTTTACGCAACCTTGCGTATTATTTAGTCGTGTTCACTCCATTGTGTTCACTACATATTTTAAAAAAACATTAAATTTTTATGATAGGGGTAGGGCAGGGGATAGTGTTGAAATTTTGACATAAAAAAAAGCACTATATAAAATTAATTACATAGTGCTTTTTAGTTATAGATTTTTAAGCAAGTTTTAAATATTTATCTGAAATATTATACTCTTTAAAAATCTTTTTAGTAAAATTTTGCCCTTTATTATTAGTTTGTTTATCTAACTCAATATTTTGTATAACTCTTTGTAATTTTCTTTGAGTCTTTAAATCTGAATTTAAATATACATCTAATAATTTAGCAAAATTATCTTTGCTAGATTGTTCAATACTTTCTGAAGTATCATTTTTATTACTATTACTTTCAGATTGGTTAACTTTCCCACTAGGTGCTTTACTTTCTTTTTTATCTGAAAAAGTACCATTAGCATTAATTGAGTTAGTTATTGCATTTTGAGAAGTTAAATTTTTCTCTTTAAAATAACTAGCAATTAATTTTAATGTAATTTCTTTGTCTTTAGAAAATTTCATTAAATCAGTTAAAAAGTTAATATTATTAATAAATCTAGTATATCTATCAATTTTAGCTTTATTTAAATGCTTTTTAACTTTGCTATCATAACTTGCTAACAAATGATTATCACTTGCTAACGCCAATAAACAATCTTTTAAATATGATTTATTCTTTAATTTAATACCTTGTTCATTAACTGTTATGTTGTTCTCAATCTGCTCAATAATGATAACAGCGTAATTACTCATAATATTTGAATTAAATAAATTTTCATATTCTGTTTCATTATTAAACATAGTAATAAAAGAGTCTTTAACCTTGTTATTGTTAAAGGTAGTTACTTCAGTTTTATTTATATTTTTATTCATTTTATTTTTCCTTATAAAAAAGTTTAAAAATCTAAATACTTAAAGTATCTTTTAAAACTTACTAAATACTAAAAGTATCTAGCATCTACTAGAATATAGATATTATTTTTAAATGCAAGTCTTTTTTACTAATAATTTATACTAATATTTTACGCAACCTTGCGTAATATTATGAGTATTGGACTATCTAATATTACTAATAATTACTAATAAAATAGCGTTTATTCTGGATATAAAGACCATAGAGCAACATTACTAATATTTGGTATTATACTACCTAGTAAATCAAAATAGAGCATTACAGCAGGTTTAGAACAAAAAGAGAACATTGTGGGACTCTTTAAGGTATCTTTTATTGTGTTTTTTCTAGACCTATAACGTGTATATGTATACCTACAGAAAAAAATTATGTGCGTGTGTATATAGTATATACCCCACCCCCACATATTTACCAAAAAACTAGCTATATAAACAAATATGTTGTAAAAAAACAACAAATAAAATAAAAATAAAACAATACTTGACAAACATGGGGGAGTTATGTATAATTATATATAGTTAAGAAAGATACTTATACTCTTTGTTTATCTTTTATTCTTTTTTTATTCTTCTTTTTATAAATATAATGAATACAAATGAAAATAATATACAATTAGAAACTATAAATAACTATATTAATCTATATAATAACTTAAATAGCATAGATTTAGAATATTCTAAAGATAGTTTTCTTGAATTTGTTTACACAATGGCTCCAACCCTTGTTTCTGATTGGAAAATGGGTCGCCACATAGAAGTAATAAGTAAAAAATTACAACAATTAGAGTCAGGAGAGATAAAAAGGCTTATGGTCTTTCTACCTCCACGTAGTTCTAAGTCTGTAATCTGTTCCAAACTGTTTCCTGCATGGTATATTGGTAG